GTGCTGCTGAAAAACAAAACTACCGTTTTGCGCCTCAAGCATTAATGTTAACCCCCGCAGGGGCAAACTACTTGCCCCCGGACTTCGGGGAACCTCCCAGAGTCCACTGGAAAGGTGATCATATAACGTGATACAACGTCGTAACTCTCATTTAAGTCCCTGTTACGTTAGAGACGTGTCCCCACTGGTTTCTAGCCTTCACACATGCTAGCGGTGAGGGGGTTCCACTCACCAGAGGTTTCTCTCATCCTAGATCTTGCCCTTCTTCGTACAGGACGCTTGGAACTGGTACCGAGAGAACCGGCCTGAACGGGCTGTGCCCGAGAGACCCAGACCGGGTTTTGCAACTGAGTTGCAGTGATTACAATTTCATCTTGACCGGGAGGAGGAGCTTCCTGATCTGGTTTTGCTTCAGATATCCACAAAGGATTATCTGCAGTAAATCCAGCCAAAGTGACATTGTTAAATACAGCAGGACTGTCAGTACCCATTCGAAAATTCAAAGTAAAAGTACCTGTTATACTTCCTGCATCCGTTGCTAACTGCAACACAATGTCATCACTTGGACTCACATTTTGGTTGATGTTTAAGTAAAATAACCTCATATCCAATCTATTGGCAACATTTGTCTGCCAATTTCCCGTATAAGGTGTTCCACCTACTATAAGACCGAAAATGTCAGAATCAGCTCCAATACCATCAATGTCCAGATTGCATTCCATCATCAAACCTGTTAAAGGTTCACCATTAGTTTGGTAATTACCTAACAATGTGACCAGCTGATTGCTAATAGGAACTGCCATGTTACGGTTCTCCACAGATCGTGAGACTGTAAACCATGACTGAGCATCAGCTATGTTTTCTAACCGCTCTGTTGATGGTATGAAACTGTGTTTATTTTCAAGTACTACTGGATCCAACACATTGGGTGGTGGAAGAGCAAAATAAAACTGAAAATCATCACCTACTGTCTGAAAATGTTGTGTCGGTAAAGGAACATCTGCACCTCCAGAATCATGCAAATTTACTGGAAGTGGATTTGACACAAAAGGAACGTTTTGCAACTTGTTTAAAAACGTTTGTGACGCCGCAAAATTATTTAAGTATGGCACCTCAAATTCCAAAAAAGGCCAAATTACAGCCTCAGTTGCATGTTGTCCATATTCAGGTTTAAAGCGATAATTGTCAGTAATATTCACTCCTCGAACCGGATTATCAATTGTGACAGACAAAGTTTCAACCGTACCAAAATCTCTGAAATACATCTTGTGTCTCATAGATCCTGTCCACCATAAGAAGATGGAAGCAAACTTATCTATCGCTCTTGAATTATTAAAATTCTCATTAAATTGTACACCATCAGGTGACTGAGAAAATATGTATTGTCCAGGAGCAGTATTGACAGTACTTAAAACATCGACTACACTGACTCTCCTTAACAAATTGTAAATACTACCAGTAGATGCTCTAAAATCCGCAACTGTGCCAGGGGCCGATGTTCCATCAAAGATAGTACATTCATCGGCTGTAGAGCTGCTTCCATTAACAAACATCTGAGCATCAGCAATACTTTCTGGGGTTCCATTCAAAACACCACCAGTGTAAGATTGCCACTGAAAATTCTTACCCGCTCTGTAACTTACATACATCGGTAGAGATACTTGAACTCCATCAACCTCAGCTGGAACAATATCCACGACTGAAACAGTCAGATAATTGCACTCACCAGCATCATTGATTGAATCCCACAAATATCTCCGAACATAAGGAGCAGAAAATTCAATGGTAGTAGTACCACGTACTGTAAAGGTCTTGGAGAATATATCACCAGCATTCTCTTGTAATTCACCTGCTGTTGGAGAAGTTGTACCCAACGCATTAGCAGAAAAGTGTATATTAACCAACACTCTCATTACTAATAAATCAGATCCAAAGAACTGCAACCTATAATCAATATTTCCACGCCAATATCTATAAAACCTGCTGAAAAACTGTAAATAACCATAATCAACAGTAGAAGTTGGTGGAATGTCTCTGATTATATCCGATGGAGCAGGGTGAATTACCTCAGTGTAAACTGATTCTGAGGGAAGGCCCCAATCAAGAAAAGTTCTATTCACAAACCATCGTTGACACATATCATAAATGTTATGGCCAACTGCAGTTTCTGCAACAAACTTTGGGTCCATTGAAACTTGATTGGCATGGTCTCCCAAATTGGCATGACTAGTGTTGGTTGTCACACTAGCTATATCTCCATAAGTGGACTGTTTAACTCCACTACGTTGATTGTAATCAGTGGTTGATCCTGCAATATCTGGGTGCAAAAGATCTTGTTCAACCTTATGCTTTGATAACAAATTTATTCCAGAATCCTTAACTTCCTGCACACCTTGTATTAGATCTGCCACTGCTAACGTGGCTTCTGTAGCAATAGCTACACCAGTAACAGCAGCAGTTACCATTTCCATCTGTGCATCTGCATAATTACACGAATCACCATGTATGGTCCATTGGTTCTTAAAGGACTTAGAGTCAAGTCCCTGAAGAAAAGGCGCTCCTAAAGTAGGCGCCAATGTTGCTCTTGGTCCCATAAGCATAGTATTTCTGAAACTTGCGTACACTTGTATAGATACACTTGGTGTAGTAACACCGGGAGTGATGTTCTTTACGCTAGGTGCTTGAAAGTTAAGTTGAGCCAACTGTGTGAATAAAGTTGGCGTATTGGTGTCTGCCGTACGTAATGAGTGTTCAGGTGTTGGCCATGGATAATTGAATTCAGCTCCCGCTTGGTCGGCTATAGCCAGCGTGATGCCTGAATGTCCACTCCATGTCTTAAATTGCCTGATATCACTCAATGGTAAATCTTGGTAGGTTGCCCGTTGATCGGCTTCCATGGGAACCATCCAACAATTTACAACTCCATAAGTAGTAGCAGCAGAAACCATTTGGATCTTTATCGTCAGATCCGCCCGAAAATAATCAAATTTCCGGATTATCCGAGAGGGCATTCTGCCATCGGACAACAACGCAGCATAAGGAAGTACTCGTTGAAAACCACCACTGGTTAGATCAAAAGAAGCTATTAAATATGATCTTTCTACGGGCTGGTAATTCTCGGCTGACGTTGGAAATACTGAGCGTAATTTCACAAAGGGCTGAATGACTGCTTCAAGCACTCCTTCCGCCATAGTTTCAGCTTCAGTGACTTCTAAGAGACCATGTTGTTCTGTATCCAGAACCTCATCTTCTCCTGCACCGATTTGGTTAGCTCTAGTTGTCGAGCTATCATTTATACTTTGTGTAGTATCTGCGATCCGCTTCAGTTTGGTACAGTGAAAGGATCATTACACTGTACCCTTATGCCCTAAATTTTATGTAAGCAGCACAACTCCCTTTTGTTGGGCAAGGGGTGCGATCACATCTTACAAAGGCATGTTGCCTAGAATGCAGTTTAACGTCATGCAGGACAACTGGACAATTAGACTTCATCTACCGCCCAGAAGGTGAACCATGCTGCTTCATACACTTTAAGTGCAACTGCATTTTTAAACGGATTGAATATGTCCACCTGACTAGTACTTGGATACTCTTCATAAGGTAAAACTGCTCTTGGCCATCCTAACAAATCATGTAATATATTTCTATGATTCTGTGGCATGTGTCGAAATACCACACAAAAGGAATACTCTGTGATGTTTTCTGCTGCTTCTTCACACAAATGACATTGTGCTTCAGCTACTCCTAATTTGATATCCTCTGAAACCCCATAGATTGCATCTAGAGGGGAGGGCTCATCAATCTTCCAGTATTTATGGTTTAACTTGTTTTTCCAATAAGAATAATTATACACCCGATAAGGCATACCCATTTGTCTATTTATTCCATTTAACTTTTCATAGAACAAACCGTATTCTTCAGGACCGTACATTACCATTTCCATACTTGCAGCATCAATGTTCATTTGTTCTGCATCTTCGACATCTTCCCTAACATACGCCAACATACCAACTATTGATTCCTTCTTCAACTGTGCAACTGTTAAACCATCAACAACTTTGATTTCACGTGATAAGAAGTCAGGATCTTCATTAAAAAATTCTTGTGTTATTGGTGTTTTATCAGGATTAGTACAAACAACACCAAACCAATCTTTCATATATTGAGCACAAATAGCCATATTAAAAAGAGGGTAAGTGTCTGGATCTGTATTCTCTAACCTAACATCATCACCTCCCACAATAATTACTACAACAGATCTGAAAGGTACACCAGGGTACAGGTACCTCCATATCATTTGATACTGACAATAGTTTATAAAGTTGTTGATATCAGTAGTGATTTGTGAACCAGAAATATGTCCAGAAGTAGGTGAATATAATTTATTGCCACGAACAAATAATGAATCACAAACAGACTTAGTGATACAACACAACAAATTATAATCTGAAGAATCTTTTCTAAAACCGTAAAACTTTTCATTATAGGAATTGGCCATTATAAAAGCCCAACCAGGGTTTACTGACCCATCCCAAAATGAACCATCAAGTCCCATTTTACCTCTTCCACCTGGAAATTTCCTGGCAAATAATTCAGCATCACAAGAATGAGGATTAAACTTGCCTGAAGCCGGAGAGTCCATACTACGTTTGAAATAATAAGATGGCATACCATATACCATAGCCAAAACGATGTTTTGAACTACGTCACATGCTGAAAAAGCTCGACACTTATATGCTTTCACTTTCTCCCACGCAAGCAACTCATCTTTCAAAGCTCTAAAAACTATAAACAAAGGAACTACTCCACTTCTCGCCAATTTCACAACATTCATTACTGCTTTTCTCAACTCTGGGTGAATCCATCGTTTTTCTTTATCCCACAACAAACTACGTTTGTTAAGTCCTGGGAAAGCCCACTTAAATGCACCAACAGCAGCAGATGTATTGAGTCCATCAAACCACTTGCACCCAAAGATCACTTCCTCAATTGTAAGAAATCTACATATTGGAGCCTCACACCCATCGAAAAACCCTTCATAAAACACATGGTACTGATAATCTTGCAATGCTCTACGAGCATATTCAGGAAACTCAGGACGACTACTATTATTGAGTCCTTTATTAGTCTTATTAAAAGGTGATATTACTTGTCCATCAGGAGTTGTTCTTTTCCGTCTGATGGCAGGGGTAGATTCTATTTCCCAGGGAAATGGTGTTTTTGTATCCAAACAATGTTTCAACAGTGCACTGTGTTTGTAATCAGTACCTCCTTCAGCAGGATAAAATTTGGTTTCACCAACTTGGTCATAACCTCTTACAAAGGCAACATTCTCTGTTGGTTTCATCAATCCTTCTAAATGAGGAGCCAGTGCTGATTGAGAACATGCTTCTGGTTCTGGTACATCAGTCTTATACAAAGGATAACAACATGCATTATTTGCTTTATCTTTTGCAAAATGACCTCCTAACAAAAACACCTGTCCAGTTTTCTCATGCTGGCCCATCCAAATGTCTCCACAGTCTCCAGCTCTTCCACCTCCTTGGCTAATTCTAAGATAACCTTTGTTGACATTAATGAATGCCCGGTTTCCTTTTGAATTAAAGGTATCACCATACGGAGATTCAACAAAACACTTTAACTCAGTATCAATAAACTTGGCTTGATGCAATGAATCTAAAAAGAAATATCGCCCTTGCTTATTCTTTGACAACAAAACTCTAAAGCATTTGAGATATGGAAGGTTAGCCTTCAACTGCTGTTCATTGTGAAACATGTATTTCTTGAGATGTTTCACTCCCATCTGCATTCCAGTATAATTCTTAAACTTAATAACACATCCATCTCTAGTTGTTCCAAGATGTTTAATATCGACATCATCCCGTGCATAAAACTTTTGTCCGGTAGGTGAATCTGGATCATAAAAACTCGTGATTGTAAAGCGGTCCCATGACACTGCATTCATAACATGATTTGCAGTACTGTAAATTCCATCACCAAGTGCCATAATATGAGCGCCTCCCATGTGAATTGATCCACAATATAAATTGAGGTACCTCATATTAGATCCCATCATCACTGCTGAATTTATTCCTTCGGTAAGTAAACCTTGTCCTTGAGCAAAAAGCTCTCTTGCACTTATCCCTTCATGTACAGCAGGAGTTCCACCTTGACCAGTTGCAGTTCTTCGAACGTGTGCTTTACGAACTCTCTTTTGCGCAGCCTCTACTTTGTTGTTACGTCGCTGATTCTTTCTCTTGTTAATCTTCGCCTTAACAGCGTCATAAGACTGTCCACTACTATATTGTTCTGCTACCCACTTTGAGCACTGGTTGTGCTTGTCATATCCATATTTTGCTATAAATTGATCGGGAGTTAATTCATACCAAGCAGCCCAGTAATCTTCTGAATTATCATACATGGCTCCTTGTTGCAGATATATATCTTTTGAATACTTAGTGATAAACTCATCTTTGTCCATAGTAAAATAATCCTCTTTCACTTCAGCAGCCAAGCTGCCATCAGTATCTTCGGGGGAAGGACTAAAGTAATTGACTATATATTTGATCAAAAAGGCAATTCCGGTTATCAATAATATCAATGAAACAACGGCTATAATAAGAATGAAAATCTCTTTAGAAGTCAAACTATATCCATGTGCCCACAAGTAAGGATAAAAACCATCAAAAAATTCAGTGAATCCATTTCCTGTTCCTACCCAAGTTACATTGTAGTGATATAATTCAAATTCTCTAATATCCTTCACTACATCTTCATAACCATCTAAATCAAATCTATTAAAGATAATTTTAAACAAAG